ATTAACAATCTGATGCTGATTAGCAGAGCGCAGAATATGAAGCTTAACACGATGCACAGATATCCTGAAGAGTTGAAAAAGACAATGAGGGCATTACAAAAACTAAAAAGAACTATCAAAAAAAATGGCAAGAAACAAAATTGAGGATTTGAGAAACCTCTTATTTGAGCAGATTGAAAAGCTAATGGATGAAGATGCCGATGTTGAAAAGGAAACAGAAAAAGCAAAAGCAATATCAAAACTTGCAGAAACAATAATCAATTCTGCGATGGTAGAGATTGATTTCTTAAAAATGATGGGCAATGAAGGTACAGGTACTGGATTCATCCCAGTCGAAAAAAAGCAGATTACTTAAACGAATCCTGCGTAGTTTATGTGGCGAAAAACAAAACTCAAATAAATGCGAATGTTCAGAGTTTTAAGTATCGTTCGATCCGATGCCGCAGGAATTTAAAAATTTATAATTATGAAAAAAATATTTATCTTGGCAGCCTTTTCTCTTGGATTAGGCTGTCAAAAACCCGAAACAAGGATTGTAACTGAAACGGTTATAATTTACCGGGACACTTGCGATAGTCAGTTTATGGCGAAAATTGGACAAATCGAGTCCAATAATACGGATAGCGTTATTGGTGATGGTGGCAGAGCTTATGGCAGATATCAGATTCACGATATTTGCGTGAAGGGATCGGGATTAAAAGACTTGCTTGGATATACTCACGCTGATATGTTTGACAGCACCAAGGCTGAACACGTATTTTGGGCAACTATGGGAGTTCACTCTTATACGTTTGCTCGTAGGCATGGCAGATATCCAACTTTTGAAGAACTTGCAAGGATGTGGAATGGTGGCCCGAATGGTCACAATATGAAAGCAACTTTAGGTTACCTTAAAAAATTCAAAGAGTAATGAAAGAGCAAACACAGTATGACAGAATAAGAGCAGCTCACGCTACAAAAGGAGTGCTATTTCGGAATAATGTCGGCACAGCATATCAAGGTCAGATGGGCAGCATAAGCGGTGACAGAGTTTTGCTTTACCCAAGATTTGTTGAGTTCGGATTGTGCAAAGGTAGTTCCGATTTGATTGGATGGACAGAGATAACAATTACAGCGGATATGCTCGGCAGTAAGGTGGCGGTCTTCACAGCAGTCGAAGTAAAGACAAAAACTGGTAGAGTAAGTGATGAACAGAAACGATTTATAAAAAATGTTACTGATGCTGGCGGCATCGCAAAAATCGAAAGAGTATGAACACTATTGAGCAAGCACAAAAAGTTATCCAGGAACTAATCTCGGAAGCCAAGTACATGGATGGATTCCTAAAGGATGAAACAACAAAGAAAGCATACCGAGAAAAGAAAGAAAGGCAGCTATCTGTATTGAATGAATTGATTGAAGAATTAAAAAATACAGAATCTGAAACAATTTTCTTGGAAGTTCCAGCGCAAACTCCTACCTTGCATACCCTTAAACTTGAGAATCGGGATGATATGAGTATCAGAAAGGTATTCGGGATGCACGGAAAGGAAGCTGCAAGAGCGGAAAGTATAAAGAGAGCCAATGACTTTATGGAATACCAGGAAGAAAAATACGGATTAAAATCTAAGCAATGAAAAAACTACCATCAATCAATTGGGAATCCGATCAGGAAGAACCACCAAAGAAAAGAGCCAAAAAGCCAAAAGCACAACCTGCACCGGGCAACACACCAACAGTAGACCAACGTGGTTTTGTAGAAGGTTATTTTAAGCCATTAGGATGGGATACAGAATCGAGAGCGCAAAGGTTTTACTTTTACTCAAAGTTAAGCAATGCGATTTTGGCATTTAGCACATCGAAGTTTACAAAACAGCACGTTGTTCAGCTGGCACCAATTGAGTTTTGGCAGAACGAATCTTTTGATAAGAGCGAGTATATTGCAGACTACCTGATTACGATGTGTAATGCAGTAGGTTATTTTGATTTACAGAGTATTAGAGGTCGTGGTGCCTGGAAAGAATCTGATAGAATAATCTTCCATACCGGGATGCAGTTACTGAGCGACAAGATTCGATACAACCTTGGCAGCATTGAAACGGAGTTTACTTATGAGATGCGAAAGAACATCCGAATTCCGATAGAAAATATGATGGATAAGTTGGAATGTGCGAAACTGACAAGATTACTTTCAAGATTGAATTGGAATACTGAAGCTGATGGTAAGTTGTTGGCAGGATGGTTAGCGATAGCACCGATTTGTGGCGCATTATCTTGGAGGCCTCATTCTTGGATTACAGGCCCTCGTGGCAACGGAAAAACTTATGTGCTTGAACAGATTGTTCATCAGGTCTTAGGAGAGTTCTCAATAAATGCTCAGGGAACAGCAGCGACAGAGGCAGCGATAAGACAGAAGCTAAACTCTGATGCTATGCCAGTAACCATTGATGAATCGGAGGGTAACGATGAGAATGCAGCAAGGAGAATTCAGGAAGTTATTGCATTGGCACGAGCAGGAAGTTCGGAGAAGTCACCTGCCATTCCCAAAGGTGGCAAGGATGGAAAAGCAACAGACTATTTTGTTCGCAGCTGCTTCCTGATGGTGTCAATCAATCCTCAGTTGGTGAACGACAGCGACAAGAGAAGGTTCACAATCTTCGAACTTGCAAAGCACAGCAACCAGGATAAGTTTAAGGAACTAAACAAGATTAAGAAAGAAACCATTACAGGTGATTTTGGCTTGAGATTTACAGCGAGAATGGTTAATCTGTTACCGAATATGCTCAGAAGCATTTATATTTTTACGGAAGCCATATCGGAACTGGTGGGTGATCGTGCTATTGCTGACCAGTTCGGTGCATTGTTGGGCGGATGGTGGCATACCTGGAATGATGATGTTGTTGAACCTGAAACGGCATTGGATGAAGCTGGTGCAATATTGCATATCAAAGGAATTTTGGAAGATAGAGAGGACTTGACTGATGAACAAAGATGCCTACAAACGATTCTGCAGCACGAAACAAGGATTGAAGGAGATTTTATTGGTACTGTTACAGTTGGTGAGTTGGTCGAATATGCTTCGGAGTATGAACCACAGGCAAAGATTAAGCAAAATGCAGCAGATGAGAGGCTTCAAAGATTAGGATTGAGGGTAATTGAAGAGCAGAAAGAAAAATATCTGCTGATTCTAAACACATCGGTTTTTGTTAAGCAAGTTTTGAGCCGCACACCTTGGGCAGTAAGTTACAGCACGGTCTTGACAAGACATCCTGGTGCATCAAAGCGTAACACTACTCGATTCAGTTCGGGTTTAATTGGCAGATGTGTGCAAATAAATTTGAAAAATGTGCTGTAAAACGTACAATGTAATAAAATATTATTATCTTTGTGCATCGTTAATAATTAAAACTACCAAGTTATGACAAACAACAAATTTAGCACAGGCATTTTTATGGAGTGCGACAACTTCCCGACAAACGAAGTTTATGTAAAACTAATCGGAACATACATCGAAGAGGAAAGAGGCTCAAGAGATAGCTACGGATGTCAAATAGAGCCTGATTACAGCGCATATTTTGAACTGACTGACATCTTCATTACTGACTATAATAAATCAGTCACAATCGAAGAGGCAGCTATCTTATTTGAGCGCAGAAAATCTGAACTTCAAACCTTATTCTCTGAAACTTTAATGGAGGCTTACGAGTCTGATATCGAGGAGGATTTAGTATGGTTTTAGCAATAGCAATCTTTTGTCTCAGCACAGGTCTTGGCCTGTTGCTGATGACTGAAAGTCTCGGGCCATACTCTTCGAAACCAAAGCGAAAAAATAAATATAAATATCACGAACCTAAAAACGATTAAAATGGTAAACAAAGTAACGCTGATCGGTCGCATCGGCAACATTGATGTGAAGGATACAAAGAGCGGAGATAAGCTCACAAATCTTTCTGTGGCAACATCTGAATCTTATAAGGATAAGAATGGCGAATGGCAAGAGAAAACCGAATGGCATCGCTGCACTATCTTCAAAGAATTTAAGGCTGACAAAGGAGATTTGTGTTATCTTGAAGGCAAGATTACGTACCGGGAACATGATGGGAAATATTACACCGATATCATTGCTTCTACCGCACGTAAATTGAGTTATAAAGGAGAAAAACAGACTGAGCAGCACGAAGACAAGCCAAGCTTACCCGAACCCACCAACGGTCAAATGGTGGCTATGAAGATAAAGGTAAAAAAAGGTGAGCTTACGATGTCACAGATACAGGATAAGTTTAATCTAACAACAGAACAACTGGCACAACTCAGAGCTGAGATTCCTTCCAGTGGAGATGATGATGAGTTACCATTCTAAAAAATTAGAGCATCCGATTGAGATGCTCTTTTTTTTATGCCTTATTTTCTTCGTTGTTTTCTACTTTCTTCTGCTGCACTTTGCCGTAAAGTAATGTTCCTGTAAATGCTGCTATCGATGTCAAAAATATTGATACCCCCGACCAATCCAATGTGGTACATTTTACAGCGTGAATGATTATGTAAACCAATATACCAATACACAGCAAGCACACACACAAAGTACCCAGGAACAAAGTTACTCGCATCGAACTGACATCGGTACTTTCTTTTAAGAAGTTGAACATATTAGTAGGTTTTATCAAGTTTTTCGACAAGGTTCAGTAGTTTTTTCATCATCGAAGTATTATTTTCGATTACGTGATTATTTGATGCAACTGTGTCCATCAGTTTCGCACGATCTTCTGTCAGATAATCTTCAAGTCTTTTCTCAAGTTCTTGTATTCTTGCTTCATTCTTCTTATGCCAAATAAAAAATTGTTTGCCCATGAAATAGATGATTGCAATCATCAATATGGCAAAAATGCCTAATACCCCATAGTTTGCGAGTTGATTTAAAAAGCCGGGGACTGCTTCCTGGAATAATAGTGTGCTCATTTATTTGTATTCAATTATAGGTAAATATTTAACCCACCAACAATCAATGTTTTCGTTATAATAAATCTGATATAGTGGTAAAATCCAAATTCCATCCGATGTTTCTAAAGGAGTAAAAATATGCCCTTCAACATAATATTTACCCATAAGGTATTTTAGTTCATCTTCATCTAAGATACCGCCAAGCATATTTATTCTTCTATTGGCGGGAATGGTGGTGACGGCTTTGGTTTATATTCGATTAGCGGCAATGTTTTTACCCATTGAAACTCAGGATTAACGCAAAATTCCATTTCCTCAACAGAAATTATCCAATTATCAAAGTCATCCTGAATTGGGTTAAAATAGCTGTCATCGTCGTAAAGCTGACCAATCAAGCTATCTTTTTGCGATTCTGTTAATAGTCCTACTTGTGTCATACTTGTCTTCCTAAAGTTGTTTGAAATGCCTGCACGGCTGTATAAAAATTAGCTGCTTCGGTATTTGTTAAGCCATCACCTATACTTGCAAAGGCACATTGTCTATTAGAATAATAGATTGGTGAATTATTACTATTTGCAGCACCTATATAAAAATCAATATTACTTGTTGAATTTGAAGGTGCTGTTCCAGAAATTATCTGTACACCATTTCTAAAAGTTCTAATTATATTTGATGCTGTTCTGCTACCTAAAAAAAATCCTAATGTTGTAGTGCTTGATATGTTGTCAAACGTTGCAGTATTATTAAATCTTGAATACGTTAAATTTGTCGCTGAAGTAACAATATCTGAATAAGAGTCTACTCCTGCTCTTAATGACCCTATATCTATTCTTATACTTGCTGTTACTGCATTTGTTCTACTATAATAAGATAAAGAGCCACTATTTAAAGAAAGATTGTTTTGAGTATCTAAATAAGTATTTCCATATCCATTAACACCTCCAAATGCAATACCTGTGCTACTATGAGTCATACCACCGCTAAATACCAACCTAAATGCAGCATCTAAATCTCTTGGGTCTTTTAAATTCCATTTGTGCAATGCAGCTGTACCGCCTATTATTGGGTAGATGGCTTTCATTTTAGTCCAAATACCGTAAGTTTTTAAGTCAACTACAAGTTGATTTATAGCAGTTAAATTTGTAGCACCTGTAAGCCCTGAAGCTGTGAAAAAAGCCTGCGCATCGGGGTCATAAGCAACCCCAAAAGAAT